TACATCCAGAAGGTATTAAAGACCCTAATGACTATCTGTTAAAGAACAAGACAGCAGACTTTGTACAGGGATTTTGGAGAGCAGAGAAATGGACACCTGATGGGATTGTCTGTGGATCTGCTTTGTACGATGAAGTGATGAAGCCGTTGGAGAAAGCCGATTGTTTCTATCCTTTTGATGGATTGAACGACTTGACATATGGCATACGTAAGCATGAGCTAGTGACAGTGACAGCCGGGAGTGGTCTTGGTAAGAGTCAATTCTTACGTGAAGTGATTTGGAGCATCCTACAATCAACAGATAGTAATGTTGGCTGTATGTTCCTGGAAGAATCAATCCGTAAGACAGGCTTATCCTTAATGTCCTTGGCTGCAAATAAGCCTTTACACCTACCCGATGCCGTAGTTACACAGAAGGAGAAAGACGATGCTTTCGCTCAGACACTTGGTACAGATCGTTTGTATTTCCTTAATCATTTCGGTAGTGGTGACGTTGATAGTATCGTCAATCATGTTCGCTACCTGGCCAAAGCTATGGGATGTGAGTATGTGTTCCTTGATCATATTTCTATCGTTGTCAGTGCTCAAAATAACGGGGATGAACGAAAGGCCATAGATGAGATTATGACCAAGCTCAGAATGCTTGTACAAGAAACAGGAATCAGTTTGATTTGTGTCTCTCACTTGAAGCGTCCTGAGACTAAAGGACATGAGGAAGGGGCTGCAACAAGCCTGGCTCAATTACGTGGATCTGGATCAATTGCCCAGCTATCAGACATGGTGATAGGCTTGGAACGTAATGGACAAGCTGATGATGTACGTGAACGCAACACAACATATGTACGTGTCCTGAAGAACAGATTTGCAGGGATTACAGGGAAAGCATGTGCATTGCTTTACAGCTTGCATACTGGTAGAATGACTGAAGTGGAAGAGGAAGAAGACTTGTGAGTAATTTAACCAAGCCTGATAGTTATACACGCAGAACAGAGAAAATATGTTCAAAATGTAATAAGACACTTCCGATTGAATGTTTTTACTTTAAAACAGCTAAGAGCACTCTTAAATCAGGCGATGTTAAAACATACTACTACCCAAGACACTTATGCATCTCTTGTTATACTGATGATTATCACAACCGCAGAGAGTCTAAAGCGTTTATGCACCACAAGTATGGAATAACAAACCATACCTTTGATGAAATGTTGTCCAATCAAAATAATCAATGTGCAATTTGCAAAATTGATCATGATGAATGGAAAGAACAATCAGGAACTCGTTTTTGTATTGATCACTGCCATTCATCCAAGAAAATTAGAGGACTACTATGTATGAAATGCAACACTGCTCTTGGGCATTTTAAAGATGATGTGGTATCATTGCAGAACGCCATAAAATATTTAAGGACACCTGAATGAGTGAACGTAAACGCTTTGATCGTGAACTGTTTGAGAAGTATGACAAGGCAGCCAGGGAAGTGACAACAAGGGTGTTGAAGGCTAAGGGATACGATGTTGTAGAACATCCTGATCGCTATGCACAAGACCTGATCGCATACATGCCCCTGGATGACTATGAATTCCATGTTGAATGTGAAGTGAAGCGTGTGTGGAAGGAAGACAAGTTTCCATACGACTCTGTACAACTTCCAACACGTAAAGAGAAGTTCTTTGACGGGAAGACACAATTTTTTATTTGGAATCTGCCGATGACGCATGCGGCTACATTCTGGTGTTTTGACGTAAAAGACTTGACACCTGTTGAAGTGCCAAACAAATACATGTATAAAGATGAATACTTCTTTCAGATTCCTTTAGACAAGGTGGAATTTATCAGTGTTGACGCTTGACATTGAAACAGACAGCAAACAGACAGTGATTTGGTGTTGCTGTTGCCAAGATGTCAACACAGGCGAGATGTACACATTCACCTCGCCCGATGGCTTGCAAGAATTGATTGACAGCCATGATAAAATTATTATGCATAATGGTATTTCCTTTGACGCATATTGGTTGCGTATCTTGTGGAATATCAAAATCATGCCAAGCAAAGCTATAGACACTCTCATCATGTCTAGGCTGCTTGATCCTACGTTACAAGGCGGTCATAGCCTACGTGCCTGGGGTGAACGTCTTGGTGAAAACAAACTCGACTTTGAGGACTACGATGGTGGATTGTCTGAAGAGATGGTGCTCTACTGTCAGAAGGACGTTAGAGTCACGACAGCTTTATTTAGAACTCTCAAGGATTCCTTTAAGGAATGGAAGAATGCGGGACAGAGCCTTGAATTGGAGCATAAAACAGCGATTGAGATGGCTAAACAAGAGCGAAATGGTTTTAAACTGGATGTTCCTCAAGCTCAAGTATTATATGCTCAATTATCAGATAGAATGTCTGTTATTGAAGAGCAGATGCAAGACGTGTTTCAACCGATTGTTGAAGAGCGTTGGTCTGAGAAGACAGGCAAGCGACTAAAAGACAAAGTGACAGTGTTCAATCCAGGCAGCCGTAAGCAGATTGCACATCGTCTACAGCAACTTGGATGGAAACCACAAAAACATACAGAGAAAGGATCTGTTGTTGTTGATGAGACAACATTAGAAGATGTACAGATTCCTGAAGCAAAGCTCATTGCAGAATATTTGATGATACAAAAACGTGTCGGTCTGATCGACTCATGGCTAAAACATGTCGATAAAAACACAGATCGTGTACATGGCGGTGTCATCAGTAATGGTGCTGTGACCGGACGCATGACACATCACAGTCCCAACTTGGGACAAGTGCCTAGTGTCAATAAACCATACGGTGTTGAATGCCGTAGTTTGTGGACAGTGGACAAGGGTAATGTTCTTATAGGTACAGACCTTTCTGGGGTAGAATTGAGATGTTTGGCGCATTATATGCAAGACCAAGAATGGCAAGAAGAATTATTGAATGGCGATATCCATCAGAAGAATGCTGATGCTGCAGGTATCTCAAGGCCACAGGCCAAGACACTGATATATGCAACGCTTTATGGGGCTGGCCCGGCCAAGATTGGTAGTATTGTTGATGGTGGTGCAAGAGAAGGAAGTGAAATCCTGCAACGCTTTTATGCAAACACTCCAGCACTATCACGTCTTATGGAGAAAGTAAGGAAGGTTGCTGAGAAAGGCTATGTACCAGGCTTAGACGGCAGACGTATCATTGTCCGATCTGAACATGCAGCCTTAAACAGTTTGCTACAGGGATGTGGTGCTATCATTGCAAAGCAATGGTGTGTTGAAGCACACAAGGCTATCAAGCAAAACAAATTAGATGTACGACAGGTTGCGTTCGTACATGATGAAATCCAGATGGAAGCATCTGCTCAACATGCTGAGCAAATTGCAAACATCATGGTGGAGTCAGCCAGACAAGCTGGACTGACATTGGGGTTTCGGTGTCCTGTTGACGCTGAAGCAAAAATAGGAAATAATTGGTATGACACACACTAATGTGTTATAATATTATCTACTCACCAATAGGAGAATGAGTATGAGCAATCAAGTAAAGTTTAACGCCACACTTATGTGGGGCTACTTGGACAAGAAGGATGAAGAGGGATCGCCACAAGCGTCTCAATATCCTGACGGCAAGTACAAAGTCACTCTCACCAATCTCAATGAAGCTGCAGTGAATGCGATTAATTCACTCAACATCAAAAACCCGCCAAAAGCTCATAAATCTGATGAGTATGGCATGGTATTAACACCTAAATCAATCATCCCGATTGAACTGGTAGATGAGAATGGTGTGGAAATTCCTGGTAGTAAAGTAGGATGGGGTACGAAAGCATCCGTTCTGCTTGGATACTACGATTGTAAGTATGGACGCTTTCCTTCTATTAAGAAGATTGTTGTTACAGAACTTGTATCACCGCCAGAGCCTACTGAGGCTGAACCCGCTGCTGAAGAAGACGCTCTGTAATGTCGTATAGTGTAGCGATCATTGATGCAGATATCCTTGTTTATCGTTTTGGCTTTGCCACAAACAACGACAGCGAGGATATGGCAATACGTACCATTGCTCATTTCTTAGAAGATTTGGTAATGATAGATTTGCCACACTGTCAGCGATGGTCATTACACCTCACTGGCAAAGGCAATTTCAGGGATGAGATTGCCGTCACAGCCCCGTATAAGGGGAACAGAAAAGACGCAGAAAAGCCTAAGCACTATAAGTTGATTAGGGACTATCTCGTCTATTCTTGGGACGCTGTTATTTGGCAAGGAATGGAAGCAGATGATGCCATTGCTATTGAAGCAACAGAGCTAGCTGGGGAAGGTGTCATCGTTTCTCTTGATAAAGACCTAGATCAAGTTGTGGGCTGGCACTACAACTTTGTCAAGGACAATCTTTATTATATCAACCAGGAAACAGCCGACTTCAACTTCTATAAGCAATTCCTTGTTGGTGATACCGTAGACAACATCAAAGGTGTGTATGGTATTGGCCCTAAAAAAGCTGAGAAGCTGCTTGAAGGTAAAACACCAACGGAAATGTGGGAAGTGATTGTTGAGCATTTAGGATATGATAGGGCTATGGAGAATGGCCGATTATTGTATATGCTCAGAAGTGTTAACGATACGTTCACACCACCTGTTGAGGTGACAACGTGACTCGTGGAGTTAAAAACAAAGCAGGAAACACTTGGACAACGGCAAGGTATTTTAGTTTCATACGTTCGGCCCTCAGACGTGCCTGGACTAAATACCCTGTCCGTTACCAAGTGATGGACAAGGCAAGGAAGCCTTATTCAGGGAAGGATAAACGTACCAAGTGGGTGTATGAATGTGCTCAGTGTAAAAAGCTGTATAAATCTACAGCGATTAATATTGATCACATCACACCCGCAGGTACTCTTACAAAGTATTCTGATCTGCCTAAGTTTGTAGAACGTTTGTTCTGCGAGGCAGACAATCTGCAGGTGTTGTGTAAAACCTGTCATGATGTTAAGACAAAAGAGGAACGAAAGAAATGAATCCATTTGATGATGAAGACAAGATTTACATGACATTTGAATTACGTGGTCATGGTAAGGAACAAATCATTCGCTGTGAATATGATGAAGCGGTGCATTGGAGTGAAGTGATTGATGATGTTGTCAAGCAAATAGAAGCATCGTGGGGATACACCTTAGATCTTCCAGGTGAGCTTGGTGTTTATTATAAGGGAAAGGAACATGGCTAATGATGTACAAGTTGGAGGAAATCATTACACCTCTAAGTCTGTGCAGCCTTGGGAAGCAATGGAGTCCTGGATGTCTGAAGAGGCATTTAAGGGCTACATCTGGGGTAATGTAATCAAATACATGGCAAGATGGGAAGACAAAGGCGGTGTTGAAGATCTGAAAAAGGCTCAACACTATCTTGACAAACTCATCTCTATAGTGTAAAATAGTAGGTTCGCATCGGAAATGATCACGATTGAAGAACTCAAAGAAAGACTGATGCAATTAGACGAGACACTGCTTGTGGAGCGTCTTGAAATAACATCAGAAGACATAGTGAATAGATTTTCTGATTTTATAGAAAACAATTATCAAGACCTTATCGGAGAATTTGATGACTCAACACCTTGGGATAACGATTGACTATGAACGGGATTCTCGCCTCAGTGAACAAGCAATTACGCTCATGCGTGACTACTATATGCTTGAGGATGAGACAAGCCCACAAGAGGCATTCGCACGTGCTGCAGTTGCATACTGCTATGACGACTTTGACTTAGCACAAAGGATTTATGACTATGCATCAAAAGGTTGGTTCATGTTTGCGAGTCCTGTACTCAGCAATGCCCCAAAACCGAATGGAAAGATTGGTGGCTTGCCTATTAGTTGTTTCCTTACTTACGTGGGGGACAATCTTGATAGCCTTATTGAGCATAATGGTGAAGTAGCATGGCTTTCCGTAAAGGGCGGAGGTGTGGGTGGGCATTGGTCAGACGTGAGAGGGATCAGCGACAAAGCACCAGGCCCCATCCCATTCCTGAAAGTGGTGGACGCTCAGATGACAGCGTACAAACAAGGAAAGACAAGAAAGGGTAGTTATGCTGCCTACATGGATGTGAGTCATCCAGATATTGAAGAATTTATTTCGTTTAAAGTGCCTACAGGTGGAGACATCAATCGTAAGTGCTTTAATTTATTTAACGCTGTGAACATCACAGATGAATTTATGGAGGCCGTGATCAATGGATCAACATTCAATCTTACAGACCCGAATACAGGAATTGTCAGAGATACAGTCGAGGCTCGCAGACTATGGCAACGAATCCTTGAAGCTCGCTTCAGAACTGGCAGTCCTTACCTTAACTTTATCGACACAGCCAGACGAGGCTTACCGGAAGCTCAAAGAAAGCTTGGATTGTCAATTAATGGCTCTAACCTCTGCAACGAAATCCATCTCGCTACAGATCAAGAACGCACAGCAGTCTGTTGCCTCTCCTCAGTCAACCTTGAAAAATGGGACGAGTGGAAATCAAGCGGAATGGTTGCAGACCTTATCCGATTCCTGGACAACGTGCTTCAATTCTTTATTGACAACGCACCAGAAGAACTTGGAAAAGCTGTATACTCAGCATACAGAGAACGTTCAGTCGGTCTTGGAGCAATGGGCTTCCACGGCTACCTCCAAAGCAAAAGCATAGCTTGGGAATCGTGGCAAGCAGCCTCTGAGAACTTCACCATCTTTAAGCAGATTAAGGAGCAAGCCAGTGAAGCAACATATCAGTTGGCAACAGAACGTGGTGAATGTCCTGACGGCAGCGGTACAGGTGTGCGTAACATGCATCTTCTGGCTATCGCTCCTAACGCTAACAGTAGCATCTTATGCGGTTGCTCTGCCTCTATTGAGCCTCGCATATCTAATTGCTTTGTTCATAGGACAAGAGCGGGATCTCACACGGTTCGTAATCCATACTTGGAGAAACTACTAGATGGGTATGGCCATAACACGAAAAAAGTAT